GACCGGCGTGTAGCAGCAGAAGCACTCCGCGCGGCCGCCGAAGACCTCGCCGCCAACTGGCACACATGGTCGGTCAGCATGACCACGCACCCCCAGTCGTCACCGGACGTGCCCGGACACGAAACCTGGGGGCAAGCATTCGCCACGGTTCTCCGCACCCGTGCCGACGAGATCGAGAACGGGGACGGCGTGTCGTCCTGACCCCGTGGCGCCCAGATTTGATACACTGAGCGTGTAGCGAAGATTGTGCCCCAGGGAATATCCCTCGGGGCACTCTCCATTTCAGGCGACGAATTAGGCCCGGTCGAAGTGTTGGTAGCACTCGCCGGGCCTCGCCATTTCCCCTTGGCTAGAAGGAGAACGGCTGTGGTTCAGTTTACGCGTAGCGAGAAGCGGGAGCGGTTCCTTGCAAAGGTCGACCGCACCGAACCTGATCGGTGCTGGGAGTGGCCGGGGTTCCATGATCGTCACGGCTATGCGAAGTCGGGCCTCGGGAATGGTTGGCCGCAGCTCGCGCATCGAGCGATGTACGAGATCTTGGTAGGGCCCATCCCGGACGGGCTTCAGATCGATCACATCTGCCACAATCGCGGATGCCTGAATCCGGCTCACATGCAGGCCGTCACAGCCAAGCAGAACCTCGAGAACACGATCGCCCGACCCCTGAGTAAGTCGGGAGTGCGTGGCGTCTACCACGACACGCGGAACCCCAACAACCCGTGGGTTGTATCCGTGACCCACAACGGGAAATCGGTGTACGGCGGAGGATTCCCGACGCGGGACGACGCCGAGCATGCGGCCATCGCGTTGCGAAACTCGCTCTTCACCAACAATCTTTCAGACCGAGCACAGTAGCTCGGATTCCAGCCACCGGTCGTGCCTGACCGGTTCATTGACGCCCGAGCATCCAGCAAACGCCTCTACGAGTGGGAGTGACTCGGCGTGCGTCGTGAAAAGAGGGTGGCCGTCCGGTGTGGGGGATACCTGGACGGTCACCCTGCCACTTGCTGTGGGAAGGTCGTCATGTCCGAGCCCAAGCACCGTGACGGATCGATAGTCGACATCGTCGACCGTGGCAAGAAGATCACCGTCGTCGAGGTTGACGAAGACCGGTGCTTCACCTGTGGGGCGCAGGCGTACGTCTACGCCAAGCTCAAGTCCGGCAAGTCAGTATCGCTATGCGCCCACCACGGCACCAAAGCATGGGACGCGCTGCACGAGCAGGCGACCAGCGTCATAGACCGCCGCTACCTTCTCTCCGAGCTCAACGAGCCGGACGAGCCATGAGTCACATCCTCACCGCCGCAGTCGGCATTCTCTTCGGCTTGGCACTCGCCGGCCCCAGACGCCGCAAGCTCATCGCCTACTCGATGAGCGGCACACCGCCTCAGCCGTACATCGGTCCCCGCATGTACACGTGGGCTGACGCAACCGCGAGGGAGCGGCCATGAGCACAGACACCCGGGCAGCACTCGAAGCCGCAGTCGCCGCCCACGTCGCTGACGAATGCGACGGAGCCATGCTCACAGGGTGGGCACTCATCGCATCCAACGCCACCGAAGCAGACTTCGACAACAACCAGACCGGCTACATGATCGCCGCGCAAGACCGCCAACCCATGCACTCCACCCTCGGACTCATCCACCACCACCTCAACATCCTTGAGGACAACACGTGGACGTACGTCGAAGAAGACGACGATGAGTAGGGACGACCTCGAGTGCTTGACGTGCGGTCAGCCTGTCGGCTCGATCCGAGCGCAGATCCTCCACTGCGACCCTGCCGCGTTCAACCCCAGCGACCCCGACGACAACCCAAGTCTCGTGAGGGGTATCGACTGATGCTGTACATCCTCACCAGCCTGCTCATCATCTGGCGCCTCATGCCCTACGGGATGTCGAACGGACACTGATGATCAAGCGCAGCACCACGACACGGGACAAGGCAAGAGCGAAGCTGAAGGCCAAGCGCGCCGCATGCCACATCTGTGGTCAACCAATCGACTACGGCCTCGAGTGGTCAGAACCCCGCTCGTTCGTCGTCGACCACGTGATCCCGCTCGCCAAGGGTGGCCGTGACGAGCCGGCGAACATGGCAGCCGCACACCGTGACTGCAACAGCACCAAGCGCGCCAGGATGGTCGCCCCGATCATTCGACGTTCGAACACCCTCGCCTGACATTCGAACATACCCACGGGGGGACCCCCCTCGACGGCGTCACGAAGTACCTCCGGGGTCAGGCGATCCCTCTCCCCGTCGTTTTTCCACTGGGGGTGACCCAATGTCCAATGTCGAATGTCGAACATGTGGACGCTCTTTCGAGGGCGATGGGCGTCGCCGGTTCTGTGATCAGCACACCCCGCCGAAGCGTGTTCGGAATCGGGCGCGTTCCCAGCATTTGCATGCGATCGAGCCGGGGGAGACTCCGCCGCCACCGAGGCAGATGAAGACGATCGCCGAGGCGGCTGAGGCTGGATCCACCACTGATGAGCTGCGGCTGATGCGAGCGCGGATCGCACGGACATTGGATGACCCGAATTGTCCACCGCGTGACCTCGCTGCGTTGTCCCGCCGGCTGATCGAGATCGGCCGTGAGATCGCCGCGATCGAGGCGCGCGAGTCGGAGGATGATCCGGTTGCCAAGGTCGAAGACGGAAAGTTCAACGCCGCGGCGATCTGACCTTCGCCTGTCCGAGGTCGCTCGGCATGTGGTGATCCCGAAGGGCATCGAGACCACGGCTTGGCCGCGCGTTGTCGCTCAGTGTGCGCAGATGGGCGTCACGTTCGACGGCTGGCAGCACGGCATCGGCCAGATCGCCCTGGGCAAGCGGAAGAACGGCAAGTATGCCGCCACGGTCGGCGGTATCGTCCTGAGCATCCCTCGCCAGGTCGGCAAGACCTTCCTCGTCGGCATGATGATCATCGCCCTGTGCATCCTCAACCCGGGTATGACGGTGCTGTGGACCGCGCACCGTACGCGCACCTCGACGATGACGTTCAAGTCGATGCAGGGCTACGTGAAGCGCAAGCGCATCGCACAGCATCTGAAGGTGTCCCGCTCCGATGGCATCCGCGCGACGAACGGCGAGCAGGAGATCGAGTTCGCCAACGGTTCGATCATCATGTTCGGCGCCCGCGAGGGCGGGTTCGGCCGCGGGTTCGACAAGGTCGACATCGAGGTCTTCGACGAGGCTCAGATCCTCGGCGAGAAGGCGCTCGAGGACATGGTCGCCGCGACGAATCAGTCGCAGCAGCCATCGGGCGCACTGCTGTTCTTCATGGGTACACCGCCGCGACCGTCCGACCCGGGCGAGGAGTTCGCGAACCGCCGCTCACGCGCGCTCGCCGGCCACGACAAGGACATCGCATACGTCGAGTTCTCAGCGGATGACGACGCGGACCCCGACGATCGCGACCAGTGGAAGATCGGGAACCCGTCCTACCCGGATCGCACGCCGGAAGAGTCGATGCAACGACTTCGCGCGAACCTCACGAACGACGACTCGTGGCGGCGTGAGGGTCTGGGTATCTGGGCGACGTCGTCGCCGCGTGTGATCGACGAGCGGTCGTGGAACAACGTCGCGGATGCGGCGTCCATGGCGACCGAGCGGCTCGTGCTTGCGGTCGACGTCGCGCCGAACCGGTCGGTCGCCGCGGTTGCGCTCGCCGGCCAACGACCCGACGGCATCTGGCATGTGGAGCTCGACGAGCACCGCACGGGCGCCGACTGGGTGATCCCGTGGATCGTAGAGCGAGCATCGAAGAACCGGCTGCATGCTGTGGTCGCGGATGAGATGTCTGGACTGGTGAAGTGGCGCAACGGCTTCGCCTACCTCGGCGACACTGCCATCAAGGTCACCCTGGCGGCGGCGGAAGGTCGCGACATGGCGATCGCGTGCGCGCAGTTCTACGACGCCGTGATGTCGCCGACGACGCTCGTTCGGCACACGGATCAGCCGCAGGTGAATGTGGCTATGTCAGTCGCCCGGAAACGGCCGCTCAGCGGCGGCTGGGCGTGGAACCGCAAGGACGAAGAGTCCGACATCACCCCGATCGTGGCGGAGACGCTCGCGTTGTGGGGCGCCAGGAACGACACGGTCAAGCGACCGCAGAAGGCCGAACGTAGAAGGGTGGTCGTGCGTTGAACCTCATCGCCCTCAATGTGCTGTCTTCGGATGAGCGCGCGTTCATGGACTCGATGGTGAATCGTCTCGCGTTCGTGGCCGCGGCGAACCGTGAGGCGGAGATGCGGTATTCGGGGGAGTACTGGGCGCGACAGTTCGGGATCTCGATCCCTCCGTCGATGGAGAGCCTGCGAACCGTGGCTGGCTGGTGCGGGACTGTCGTCGACGTGCTCGAAGAACGGCTCGACTGGCTGGGCTGGTCCACCGCCGACGGGGAAGACACTCTCGGACTGGACGAGGCGTACGCGGAGAACGAGCTTGACGTCGAGTCCGGGATGGGCCACCTCGATTCCCTCATCTTCGGGGTGTCATTCGTGACGGTGGGAACTGGCGAGGCCGGGGAACCGTCACCCCTGATCACGCCGCAGTCGCCCCTGAATCTGACCGGGGATTGGTCTGCCCGTCAGCGGCGTCTGACGGGCGCCGTATCGGTGACGTATAAGACCGACGTCGGCGTCAAGGCGGTCATGGACTCGGCCACGATCTACATGCCGAACGAGACCATCACGGTCCAGCTGCAGAACGGCGCGTGGGCGGTGACGAACCGCGACCAGCACGAACTTGGCCGGGTTCCTGTCGTGATGATGCCGAACCGGGTCCGCGGCTCTCGGCGCGTCGGACGGTCCGAGATCACCCGGCCTGTCCGCTACTACGCAGATGCAGGGGCGCGCACACTGCTTGGGCTCGAGGTCAACCGCGAGTTCTACAACGCGCCGCAGCGCATCGGTCTGAACGTGTCGGATGACATGTTCCAGGATGCGGACGGAAACCCGGTGTCTCCGTGGCAGTCGATCATGGGCCGCGTCTGGAACATCCCGGCCAACGAGGAAGGCGAAGCGCCCCCGGATGTGAAGCAGTTCCCGGCGGCGTCCCCGAGCCCCTACATCGACCAGGTGAAGGGCTACGCGACACTTCTCGCCGCGGAGGCAGGCATCCCGCCTACCTACCTCGGCTTCCAGACGGACAACCCGGCCTCGGCGGACGCGATCCGGGCCGGCGAAGCTCGCCTCGTGAAGCGTGCCGAGCGGCGTCAAGCATCGTTCGGCCGCGCATGGCACGAGGTCGGTCGTCTCGCCCTGCTGATTCGTGACGGGGTGGTTCCTGACGACTATGCGACTCGGGTGTCTGAGCGGTGGCGTGATGCTGCGACTCCGACTCGTGCGGCGCAGGCTGACGAGGCGGCGAAACTGATTGGTGCGGGTGTCCTCCCGCCCGACTCACAGGTCACCTATGACCGTGTCGGGCTGAACCCGGACGAGCAGAAGAAGGTCGCGGTCGACAAGAAACGCCAGCAGGCTCTGAACCTCGCGGCGAACCTCGGAGCGGCAGCAGGATCCCAGGTGACGAGTGGACCTGCAGCAGGTTGACGACCACCGCCAACAGGTCGCCCACGTCACTAGCCTCGCGGGGAACGACCTCTCGGGCTACGTCTCAACCATCCTCGCCGAGAGTCCCGTCCAGGTAGCTGTACAGACACGTGCCGCGGCAAACGCCGTCGTATCGCAGTATGGCGAGCTCGCCGCGGTGTCGGGTGCACTGTTCTACGAGACGAACCGGCCGACGCCGGGATTCACGGCCGACATGGTCACGCCGACGATCGGTGACCAACTGGCCGGCGCGCTCGGCTGGGCGATGTTGCCGATCTTCAAGCCCGACGAGTTCGCGGATGTGACCGCCGAGACGCTGTCGCGGCTGGTCGGCGTCACTCAGAAGGCGGTCGCCGGCGCGGATCGGGACACGATCGCCGCCGCGGCCCGCGCTGACAAGACGTCGAGCGGCGTCAAACGGTACGCGGCACCCGGAGCGTGTGCGTTCTGCGCCTACATGACGTCGGCGCACGCCTACGGGTCCAATACGGTCCACTGGCACGATCACTGCAACTGCACGTCCGTCCCGGCATGGCACGACGCGCCCTGGCCGGCGTCT